TTCTCACCTTCCCAAAGATCGTTGACGGTGATAGTTGGATATTTTTCTTGTACTTCACACCACTTTTGAAATAGTGTGTACTCTTTAACATCCATCTGAGAAACATATGTTAGTTCTTCAATGGTTCTCTCTTTAAGTTCATCAACATTGATATCTTGATACTCAATACCAGAATCTAACCACTTCTGCCATTGCGTTTCAACATCATCTTTAGGATCAAAGGTGTAACTCATTATGCGGCTTTACTCATTCTCTGAAATTTTTTAATTCGTTTTTGTTGTTTCTGTTTTGCCATTCGCAGAGTAACTGGACCAACATTGTCAACAAAAGATTTTCCGTTCATGTGTTCTAACTCATGTAGAAAACATCTTGCGGTTAAACCTTCTAATGACATCTCTTGTTTCTTACCTGTTTGATCTAGAAACTCGACACGAATGGCTCGAGGTCTTTCTATCTTAACAAATAAACCAGGATAAGAGAGGCAACCTTCATTGTCTTTAACCATATCTGTGCTTGCCTCAATTACTTTTGGGTTGATACAGACCAACTGAAAGTCGCCGGCACCGATAACAAAGACACGTTCAAATACACCGCATTGGTTTGCCGACAGGCCGATACCACCATAAGATTTCATGGTAAGTTTCAGTCGTTCAACGAGATCATCCATCAAATGATTTGGTAGTGTGTCTGTGTATTCTGGAATTTCATCTCTGAGCATTGGATAATCTTCACCATACAAAGGCAAAGGCTGCACAACTTTCTTCTCAACAGATGATGAACCAGTATCAAATACTAAAAATTCTTCACTCATTTTATAATCCTCGAAAAGTTTTTCTCTTTCTGGAAACGAATCACGTTTCTAAATTTATCTTGCAGAATATCTCCTTTGTGGGAGATAACGAACAAGTTTACATCTTCCAACATGTGAAGAATCTTCATCAGTTCTTCTGTACCATTTGCATCCAGACTCGAATCAAATGTCTCATCTAGAATTAACAGGTTAGTATTAGACGAATTCTTCAGTTTGGCAATAGCTCGCCAGGTTAACATCAGAGCCATGTCAATTCTTTGTTTCTCACCTTCTGAAAAGTTATTGTAAGTAAACTCATCACGATGCCGAGATTTGATTGTCTCTTTAAAAGATTCATCAAGGTTAAAGTTCACAAAGAAATCTAAAGAGGCCAGATATTTGTTGACGAGTTTGTTGATAATAGGCAAGTATTGTTTCACAATCTTCGTTTTGATACCAGAATCTTTCAACAACAAAGATGCCGCATCAAGATAAGTCTTTTCATCAATAAGGTCCTTTATCTGACCTTTTAATTCTGTTAGACCACCATATATGACTTTTAATTCTTGTTCTTCTTTATCGGTAACAACAGTAGAACTTTTCAATTCATCGACCAACTTTTGCAAACGAACAATCATCTTATTTGTTTCGGTGATGGTTGCATTTGCCGTTGCAATCTCAACTTGCTTCTTGTTGATTAGTTTCTGTGCTTCATTAATCTTGTTTAACTTCTGTTGTTCTTCGTTGAGTTTCTTTTCTAGTTCAGAAAGTCCTTGCTCACAGTTATGGGCTTTGGTCGAGAGTGTGTTAAGCTCTTCTTCTTTAAATTCACTGGCAATGGCTTGCCTACAGGTTGGACAATCATCATGTGATTGGAAGAAACTGATATCCTTTCGTAGTTTGGATAAGTTCGTTTCAATTTGCGATTCAAGTTTTGTAATCTTCTTGACTTTAGTCTCAGTTTCAATTTGTAATTCAACCACCAATTGCAATTGTTCCGTTTCGGTTCCCAAGACGGCAACATTTTGTAATAAGTTGGCCACTGTATCACTATGCAGTTGTATCTCCGCAACATATTCGTTCACCTTGTCTTCATTGTTTTGTTTAAGTTCATCAATATGCTTCTTCTGCATATCATACTTTTGTTGTTGCAATTCAATTTGATGTTTAAGGTCAGAAAGATTCTCTTTATTGGAAGACAGTCTTTCTTTAACAAGACCATTCATCGTAGAGAAGATTTGAATATCGAGAAGGTCTTCAATGATAGTACGGCGATCAGATGCCGATAGCTGCATGAAAGGAGTGAATGATGCTGAACCAAGAATTACAATCTGCGTAAAAGATTTATAATTCATCTTGAGAATAAACTTCTCTAAGAATTCTTGATAGTCTCTTGCGGCTGCATCTTGATTAAGCAGTTCGCCGTTCTGTAAGATTTGAAATACATTTGGTTTGATGCCACGAATAATCTTATATGATTTATTGCCAGTATCAAACTCAACCTCAACAACAGTTTCTTTATTGTTGATAGAGTTTACTAGTTGTGGTTTGTTAATATTACGGAAAGGTTTACCAAACAAACCAAAACACAACGCATCAAGCATGGTTGATTTGCCTGATCCGTTCTCACCGACAACAAGTGTGTTTGTGTTGCCGTCAAGTTTGATTTCAGTGAAGTGATTACCTGTACTTAACAGGTTCTTCCAACGTACATTACGAAATAGAATCATTCTGCGATTTCAGTATTCAATGCCTCAACATATAGTTCACGCATAACAGTTTTTAATTTTTCAGGTTCAACATCAAGTGCAAGATTATCAATATACTTAGACAAGATGGTCATAGTGTCTTCGGCCTGGTCAATAATCTCTTGGTCAGTATCAATTAAAATATCTGTGAAGTCTTCAACGATACTAATATCACAGATGCCAGTCTTATACAAGTTATCTAAAACATGGTCAAACAAATAAGGGTTCTGTTTGTTTAACACAACCACTTTAACATATGTGTTCTTTAGACTTGCGAAATCATATGCCTTCCAGTATTCAAAGTCTGTTTCACCGTCGTCATAGATTACCTTATTGAACATTTGAAATGGGTTGCGAACGAACTCCATCTCTCTTGTGTCAGTATCAAAGATATGGAAGCCTTTTGGATCATTATAATCCGCCCAAGTCATCTCATAAGGAGTACCAACGTAGGTAATATTGCCGTCAGATGATTTGTGGTGAAAGTGACCAGACAAAACAATATCATACTTCTTTAATACGTTCTTGTCAAGGCCATGGTCACATACATTGCCTCGGTCCATTTCAAAGCCTGCAATCTCAAAATGACCAAAACAAATCTGTGCAGTAGAAGACTTCATCTTCTGTAAGATTTCTTTTTCGTTACTATCGCATAACCAAGGAACAACATCAATTTTTACACCATCAAATTCTACTGTATCAAAGTCATCGTAGTATTCAATGTTTTCATATTCATTCAACAATAGTCCAGTTGAATTTACCTCAAGTGTGTTCTTGAAAGCCACATCGTGGTTACCAAGTAGTGTGTGTACTTTAATGCCTAAGATTTGGCAACGATCAAAAAAGTATTGTCGGCACAGATGTAGTGTATTAAAATTAATAAACTTACGGCGATCAAAGAGATCACCCATCTGAAAGATTACTTTAATGTCATTGTCGTTGAGATAAGGAAAAAATACCTCATCATAAAATTTTTCAAAGTGTTTGTGGAAATCTAACGAATCACCACGAGCACCAAAGTGTGTATCACCAAGAATTACAATCTTCAATTATTCTTCCTCTACGAACTTCTCCACACCTTTTGATTTTGTTTTCTTTTTCTTTTTGTTTTCTTCAAAATTGTGAATGAATTCCGAAATGTTATCATATAGTTCAAACTGTCTTACGTTACCGGTTTCGTCTTCGTAAAGTTCACCTTCATCGAGTAGACCAAACTGTTCAGTAGCTTTGTACTTAACGTACAACTGTTTCTTCTCACGCATAATTCTACGTAAGAATGCATAATATATGATCTGAGTAAAATAAGCAAATGGATTTTTACTTTTTGCCGGATCAAAGTTTCTGAAATACATCAGGCAGTTTTCAATACCGTCTGCAATCATTTCATCACGGAAAGAATACGAGATGAAATTTGGTTTGCGAGAGAGATGGTCAGCAATCTTCAGAAAGCATTCACCAATGTAATTTGGAATTGGTGGGTCTTCTTTCTTCTCTTTCTTTGCCTTCTTACAATCTTTCTGATAGGCGATGAGGGCCTCTAGAAAGTCTGCGTTATTGATATAGTGATTTGATTTTGTAGCCATAATATTTGCCTCTTTTAGCACTTGACAACATGTATAGTCTCGGTGTTGCCGTTTGAAAATTAATGTAACAACCTTTTATTAGTCTTGAGTTCTTCTAAAGCTTCTTTAATTTCTTCTTCACTCAGAGATTCTTCGTCTTCATCTTCATCTCCCCAATCAAGAATACTTTCAGAAGATTGTTCTTCTTCTTTGTACTTCTGTAATTCAAGTAATGTTTTGTAATAGTAGTCAATCACATTCTGTTTTGGATCTACAACAGTAAGAATGTCAGATGTGTAGATTGTTGCAGAATCATTTTCTACTATTTCAACTGGAAGCCAAGGAGAGACCATTAGTAGAGAATTACCAGAAGCAAGTTTCTTAAAAAAGACAATCATAGGATTAATCAACTGTACCATCTCACTTTCTGGATCTTCTACATAAACTGCAATAATATCTTCACCACTTTGCAGTCTAACTAATTTTATTTGTTCAAGCATTTTTGATCTCTATGTTATAGAATTTATAATTAAACTTTTCTTCATCATAGATTTTAACACGTTCAACAAAGTGGAGCAACGTATAATTGGTAAATTTGCCTGTTCTAAAGTCATCTGCAATATCAAATAATGTGGCTTCTGTCTTGTTATCTCCAACTCTAAGACCACGACCAATAGACTGAAGATTACGAACTCTGGATTTAGAAGGTGAAGCAAATATAATATTATGTAGGTTTCTTATATTAACACCAGTTGAAAAGGTACCATATGAAGCAATGATGATGGCATCTTTTTCTTTTTCAGTAATTGATCTTACTGATTCTCTGATCTCAACATCTGTACCGCCAAATACAAAAAACACATGACGTTTCTTTGCAGCTTCATGTATGATAGAATGTAGTTCTTTACCATGTTTCTCTACAAACTGGAATAGTATGAGAGAGTTACCTTCTAATGAGAGTGCAAGATTCTTAATGAATTCATTTCTTGCCTTGTTCTGTACGATATAATCCATTTCACCATTGTAATCCCAATCTTTGGCCATCTTACAGATGTGATCTGGATATTTTAAAATCAAACATTTAATTTTAAAGCTTGCAAGGTGTTTGTTATCAATCAGTTCTTTAGTTGTGACAACCTTGTACACTGGACCAAATAGCCCTTCTAGTACTAGTTTGTGTGTCTGAGTACCATCAAGAGTACCTGTGCAACCTATGCGATACTTGGCACCATTTAAACCTGTCATAATAGTTGTAAGTGATTTGGCTTTAAACTGATGTGCCTCATCACCAATCACAAAATCAAATTGTTCAAAGTAATCTTTCTCGTTCTTGTAGATAGATTGCCATGTTGTGATTGTTAAAAATTTATTTGTGTGTTTATCTTTACCTGCATATTGACGATGGCAGTATTCATCCGATTCATAACCATATGATGCAAAGTCTGCAAACATCTGTTCAACAAGAGATGTGGTTGGTACAACAAGAAGACCTCTTTCGTATCCAGCTTCTTGTAGATAACGCACAATAAGGTAGATGATTAAAGATTTGCCTGAAGCTGTTGGAGAAAGTAGTAGAATCCTTTTGTTTCTTACTGCATGAACAAAAGATTGTAACTGATAGTCACGAACTTCTAAAGGTATGCCAAGAGTTTTAATAAATTCAACTGCTTCAACAAGAGAAAAATTTTCTGTTGTTTGTAATTCTGTATCTACTTCTAGTGAGTACTCACGTTCTTTACAGAAGCGTTCAATATATGGAACAAGACCACGATAAATGGTAAATGATCTAAGGTCAAAAAGTCTTATGCGGCCATCCCACATTCTTGATTTGAATGCAGGAGTAAATTGATAACCTGGTACGTAAAAGGTAAAGTAATCTGAAAGTTCTTGTGCGGTACCTTTATCGCAAGCTACTTCTATAAAGGCTTCATCTTTTTGTTTTAAAATTATGTCTGGCATTATATTTTTTCCTGGCTTCTGATACTTTTTTCCTAACTTCAGAAGTCATTTCAATTGGTGCTTTTCCTTTTTTACTTTCCATATAACATTTTCTGTTGCAGTAATGTTTTTCTTTGTACAAATAATCTTTTATACCTTGCCTAGGAATAACATTTTTACATTGTTTACAGGTTTTTAATTCTGTTTTACAATTGTCAAAATGCCATCGCATCATATTTGGTTTATTACCCTCAACGCCACATTTTGTACATTTAACGATTTCAGAATTTCTTTTCAATGCTTCTTCTCTATTAATCGTAGGATCATTGGTGAAAATTAAACATGACATATCAACTTCATGATGTTCAATATTTAATAAATTTGACAGAGCTTCCATTATATTCTCCTTATAAAGTTATTTATAATAAGTCGAATTTGTCCGTCAAACCCCCTGGATAAATCTTTCCCATGCAATAAAATCTCTCAATTGAAATGTTCGAGAGTTTAGTTCTTTTAATATAGCTTCACATACATCTACAATCTCTTTGTTCATAATGATAGATGCAGTATATTTGTTTAAGTCTTCATCGCTCTCCAAATATGTAGACAATTCGGATTTGATGATATATGGAAATGGTTCCCATCCTCTTTTCTTCAACTCATCATCATCTAACTTACCAGTGTAGTATTCCCACTTTAACTTTTTCATTTTGTTATACTTGAACTCAGCATCTTTAATGAGTAAGCGATGCTTAGAAAGTATCTGCAAATACTTGCTGTGTAATTTGGGTATGTCAATTAATGCTTTGCCTGGCTCGGTGCGATCAATCTCAGCATCTTTAGCCCACATAGCAAGTAATTCTTCAAGTTTTTCCATATTAAAATATCTCCTTACGGAGAGTATAACATAATTAAATTAAAGTTTCAACATCAAAATAGGCAAATCTGAATGTGGCATCGGCAGTAATGATGCTATCTGGAGTATCTGCCGTAGATACTACAAATGTACTGAGTGAGGTTGGGAACAGATCATAAAATTTAAATTTTATGTATGGTGTATTTGAAGATGATAAAAGAGTAACTTCACCGTCAGAAAACTGCGGCATCTTTGCGTTAGCATATCTGGTATAATTATTTAAGTTATTTAGATTCGCATATTCTTCAAAGTTTTCTGGGAAAGTCATCGCACGAATCCAATCGTGTATTTCAATCCAAGCTTTAAGTTCTTCGTCTACCAAAAATGTAATGTTCATCACATCATAGATTGCTTTCTCACCAGGAGAATACAGGTCTACAAATGGATTGTTTCTTGGTATCTCAGACAATGAAATGCCAGGTACAGATAAAGATTGGCAAAAATATTGTAGATTTGGTACCCTAGAAAATTTCAGTTGAAACTTATTAGGGTGTAAGAAATTTGGATTAGATGGATTTCTTGTAAGTGCTGTCATAGTTAGGTATTTAGGCGTAAAAAAAGACCCACCTTTCGGTGGGTCTTTAAGGTTAGTCTCTTATTATTATAATTATTGTCGAGACTTTTTAAGATTACATCAGGTTAGCAATCTTGAATGCACGATAGTACAGGTTGGTTTTGGCATTGATAACGCCAAGACCTTGAGTAGTACCTTCGGCAAACGGATTAGCAACCAGGCCGTAACGTGTTTTGAAACCAATCTTCGGTTGGAAGTTGTTGGTGTCAACGGCACGGACCATTTGCAGCGGAACGTATGGGCAGTAGAACAGACCAGCGTCATAGGCATTGGTACCCTTATAACCCATAACAGCAAACTCAGCGGTCGAGTTAGCAGAGAAATAAGGATCAATGTAAACCTTGATGCGACCAAACAGTGTACCAGCAAATGTATTGCCAGTATCATCAACTGTCAGGTTAACTTGGCTATTCAGAGCCGATTGGTAGTCAAGCAGACCAGCCATGGCCAGAGCAGAAGCAACGTCAGACGAACAAATCATGACGTTACCTTTGCCACGACGGGTTGTCTTGGCGATAACGTTAGCTTCACGCTCGAGTTGGAAAGCCAGACCCTTGATCTTCTCAACCATCCAGCGACCGTTGGAGTCGGTGTCAAGGTCAAAAGTACCAGCAGTCGTTGTACCAACTTGGGCACCAACTTTAGCAGAAGTATAGATTGTGCGGATAACTTCACGGTTGATCTCAGCCAGGATTTCTGTCGAGAGGATGTTAGCCAGTTCTGTTTCGGCATCCAGACCATGAACAGCTTTCAGGTCTTGAGCGAGTTCCATCGAGTACTCAGCTTTCAGAGCACGGGACTTAGCAGTAACGGAAACTTTCTCAATCGAGAAGGCCATTTCGTTGAAGGTCAGGTCTTCGGCAACAGAGGTAGCCATAGCGGTACCAGTTGTCATGACCGAGGTGTTGAATACGTCACCACCAGAAGTGTCACCTTCCAGAGTGATAGCGCCTTGAGCAGCTTTAGTACCGGAGAAGCCTGTGTTAGCCTCATTGTAGAAGGCCTCAACAGCACCAGCGGTAACGTTTTGAGCAGCGTAGGTCGAACGCATTGCGAAGATCAGGCCTGTAGGACCAGTCATTGGCTGAACGCCACACAGATCATAAGCGATCAGGTTTGGCAACGAACGACGGACCAAAGAGATCAGGATTGGGTCGAAACCGGCAACTGGACCGCCAGCAGCAGAACCACCCGAATAACCTGTACCACCCAGCGAGTTCAGCGGAGCTGTCTCTTGCAGAACACCAGCAGCCTTTTGCATTTCTTGAGCTTGGTTCTCAAGAATAACGGCTGTAACGGCCTTACGATATGGATCTTTAATGGCTGGCAGGTCTGGATGGTCCAGAACGCCTTCCCATTTCTTTTGTAAATTTTCGGACAAATACATTTAAATCTCCTTAGTGTTTAAATTTTTGTTTTGGAAATTGCTTGAGAAACGGCGGCAACAAATGGATCAAGAGATTTCTTTGTTTCTTCGGCAGCTTCTTCAATTGTTTCGTGCAGTTGGGTCTCATCAGCTTTCTTTACGCCAGATGGGAAGTAATTCTCACGAATGGTTTCCAGTTTTGTCTTGTACTCTTCCTCTGTGGAAAATTCAACACTCTCTGCAAGCGACTTGATTTTTTCAAACTGGGTTTCGGTGAGGCCTTCGCAAACGGCTCTAGTAACTTCAGTCTTAACGGACTCAACAAGAGCTTTCTTGTACTCAATGCTGCGCTCAATCTCTTCGTTGAGTTTGCTTTCGAGTTCTTCAACTTTACCAGCAAGTTCGTCAACGAGGTCAACCTTTTCTGTTGGAACATCAATGTAATGTTCGGCAAACAGATTACGCAGACCAGCAATGAATTCTTCAGTGATTTCAGCACGTAAAGCACTTTCAATCGCAATTTCATTTTCTTGTAACCACTGCTCAACAACATAGTTGAGGTAGTCATCAATCTTGTTCGTCAAATCTTCTTTGATAGAAGTGACGGCTTCTTCGAGTTGCTCGGCATATTGGGCTTCAATTTGCTCTTCAATTTGAGCAACACGATCCATTACACGAGCTTCAAAAATTGTTGCAACTTTAGACTTGAATTCCTCAGAGATTGTGGAATCATCGGCAAAAAGAGCATTGATATCTTCAGACAAGTCCATACCTTCTTCGGCTTGTTCTTCAGCAATGATCTCTTCAGCTTCAACTTCCGACTCTTCTTTCTTCATCTTCAGTTGTGTATCTGGCGATGCAGCAGAAGGTTTGGTTGTTGGCGCAGAAGCACTTTTTGCACCTTTAGTTGCGTCAATTTTATGCGAATCGTCATCCGGCTTCGCATTTTGTGGGGTTGGGCCACCGAGGTCTTGAGCCTCAGTACCAGGTAATTTTTCTGGTGGCATAGCTGGAGCCTTGCTCTTACCGCCTGCAAGAATGTCAGCAGCTGCTTCCATTAGTTTATTTGTTGCCATTAGGAATCTCCTTATGATTTCTTATTTATAAAATTTAAAGTTTTCGTAGGTAATTTTCAAATAATTTTAGAGCGGCTTCTTCAATTTGGTTCTTGGAAGCCCTCTGAATTGTCTTCTTGGCTTTATCAAAATCAGCCTCAACGAAGCGTCCTTCAATGAACATCCATTCTTTATTCTCCATGATGCCATTAACAAAAGCACCTGGTGCTGATGGATCAGCCACGATGTCAGCCGCTGTAGCCAACTTTAGATCATCTTGAACAAGATTATACCCTTCTTTCGTTTGAATAACTGAACCTAGAGCTCTTGACGAGACACCAAGATTAACACCATTCTCGATTAAATTTTTTGCAATTTGACCATATGGTGTATCCAAAACGAGAGCTTTACCATAAAATGTATTTCCATCTTCTTTCAAGGAAACAATTTTGTGAGAAACTCTTTCAAGATTAATTGACGGTGTATCTGGATGACCTAACTCACCCAATGCACGGTTTGTATTGATAAACTCTTCTGTATATCTTTCAACTTCATTTCTAAGAGTTTCCATTTTGTACATGCGATTGTTACGATTAACAGCATCGCCAACCAAAAATGTACCTTCAATATATAGATTTTTCTTACCGTTCTCAGAAGCTTCGGTAAGATATTTGACTTGTTCTACGTGTTCTCTAATTAGTTTCATTTTAGAAGTCCGTTAAAGCTGGTGAATAATTGGCAGTTTTAGAAACAGATAGAATCAACGTGCCATTAGAACCAGAGTTAGTTACGTAAATATTTGCAGATGATGTATTAGCAACGGTGATATCATATTGTGCTAAGGGCCAATCTAAACCACCAGGCAAATCAAGAACCAATACTCCAGTATTATCGTTGCCTCTATAAATCGACCAAATGCCATCTGTTGCAGATTGGATGCTTGTGATAGAAGCATTAGAAACAGATTCGTCTGCCGAAGCTTCTAGCTGCGCCAAATCAATTCTTGTTCCACCTGTTCCAACAATCTTGATAACAGATTTGGATCTTTTGTTGTTTACAATTTCGTATGCCATTTATCTTAGTCCCATTGCTGAACGTCTACGCATTGACATCTTTCTTTTCAATAACGAGCGACGTAGTTTAGCCCTTCTAGTTGTTTTCCATGACCGCTTTAATAAGCGAGCCTTTTTAATCCTTGCTGTTGCAGGTATTCGCACTACACGATTACCTTTAATTCTATAACCTTTAATGCCTGAACGTTTGCGATTCTTCTGAACTACAATACGACCTTTAGCATTTCTTCTAATTCTACGGCGAATCTTTTGTATTCTACCTTGTTTAATAATGTTAGGATTACCTTCTTCTAACATATCTTCTACAACATAATTCTTTGCTTCACCTAAAATTCTCGAAGCAATTTCATTCAGTCGAGCAAATAATTCTTCTTTTGCTTTCTCTAATTGTCCTTCTGCAACCAATTCAACAAATTTCATTTCTTTGCTTTACTAAATGCAAAGTCTGCCACCTTAGTAAAGTGTGCAGGCGATTTGTGAACCATGTCTGCTAACTTTTTTTTGTTCTCATCATTCACAGCTTTATGTACTTGCGTAATTGCCGATGCGGTAAAATGATCTACCTTTCTTGTTTGGCCATTACCAAATTTAACAGTCTGTGCCTGTTTATTATTTACAATCTTATGTAGTTGATCCATAACACCTTCTACAATTGTCTCTTCTGCTTGAATAACAGCATCAGTTTCTTTTTCATTAGAATAAGGAATCATAAAGTTCTTATCTAATGTTTTACTGTAATACAAAGCAACTTTTGTTTTATCTGGAAACAAACGAATAGCTTTTCTTTTTAAAACAATTGTAAAAGGCGGATCACCTTTCATTACTTCTTCTTTAATATTTTCTTTATCAGAAACATCTGGCGCATCTTGTGTCATCACAATACGATGAGCTCTTACTTTTTTGCCTGAAGCAGAAACTTTATAATCAGAAGAATCAATTACACCTTCTTCTAATTCTTCCCTTACTGCTCGGCGAGTTTGCATGAAGATTTGTTTATTATTAGAAAGTAAATCTACCATCTTATTAAAAAGATTTTGAAGAATCATTCTGTCGGCATTATTAAATACTGGTTTATCTTCTTGCATCTTATCCAAAATTTTATGAATACGATTTAATTGAGCTTTGTTTGCAAGACCAGCACGAACCAACATATCAAACTTTTCGTAGTTTGACGTTTCTTCTTTAACAGTAGATTTAAATTCGTTTAATAATTTCATTCTTCTGTTTGTGTTTCTTCTGCCTCAGATTCTACTTCTGTTTCGCCTTCAGCTTCTGGCTCTTTACCATTAAAAATAGTTGCAGCCATTTCTTGTTTTCTTAAACCAAGAGCTTCTAATGCTCTCTGAGAAATAATATCATTCAGCGTATCTTTTGCCGCAGCAGATTCGCCTGTACTCACTTGTGTAATAAATGTATCAATATCCACGTTTATCTCCTGTTATCTTTTATTTATGCCTAAATTTTAAAACACTTTCAGATAAGGCATAACGAGAAACCTCATCATCTAGTTGTGGTGTCATCGACTCCTGGGTGCCATTCTCTTGTGTGTTGTCTTGAGGGGGATATTCGGCCGCTGGGGCACCTTGGCCTTGTGCGGCAACAGGCCCTTGAAGTTCGGGTGGGAGGGTTTCTCTTTCATTTTGTAACTCCTTATCCATTTGTTTAATTTCATCATCTCTCATACGAAGAACATTCTTCTTAATATACTGTTGAGAATAGTATCTGCCAACATATGGATCAATCATTGTTAACAGATTTAATCTTTCTCTCATCAACTCAACTTCACTTAACTCTGTAAAGTTATTATCTTTACGGTAAGTAAAATAGATATCTTCTTTAAAATCATCCCATTCTTCTTGCGTACAAATACCTTTTAATGCTAACTGAATACGTAAAGCATTATCAAAGATTTGTGAAAACTTATTGCGAAGTCTGTCGATGAATCTCATGAACTTAACTTCATCTCTAGTAACTTCTGTCGAACGACCAACACCAATCAAACCACCACCTTGTGGTTCTAAACGAGAGATTGGCACATTCAGAGATTGCAATAGTTTTTGTTTGAAGTATTTAACATCTTCCAGTTCACCAAGATTTTGGCCAGCTGGTAAAGTTGTAATTTCGGTACCTTTACCACCTTCACGGCGTGGTAACCAAAAATCTTCAAGCATCGACATGTGTTTACGATCATCACGCAGTTCACCAGTTGTTGCATCATAAACCATCTTGTTGCGATACTTAACCATAATATCACGCAGATATTGTTCTGCTTTACCTTTTGGTAAGTTACCAACATCAATGTAAAAAATACGGCGTTCTGGTGCTCTCGATAAACGATAAATCACGACAGCATCTTCAATCATTCGCAACTGATTGAGTGGCTTAATTGCTTTGTGCAGATACGAAATAACAAATGTATTTTTGGCATCCATCAAGCCAGAGTTTACATTGATAATAGAATCGGTAGTAATGCGAACACCAGCATTTACTTGAGCTGTATATGTTTGAGTAGTGGAACCACGATCGTTATAAACATAGTATTCGGCAATAGATTTAATTACCATTGCACCAGTTTTTGGATCACGATCTTTTTGAATCTCACGTACTTTACGAATCTTACGTGGATCAATGTAACGTAGTTCAACAATACCGTCTTTTGGATTTTGTGTGTTTACTAAAACGTGGTAATAAATTCTACCATCAATATACCAACGTTTGAAAAGATCATCTGCGAGATTGTTGAAGTTCAACATCTTAAGCAGCATTGTAAATTCTTCTTTAATTTTTTTCTTGATTGATTCTGGTTGTTTGAGTTTATCTAAATTAATATCAACAACCGTACCATCGGTATCGTGAGTGATGGCTTCATTGACAATTTCATCAATGGCCATTTCTAATTCTGGATGGTTTGCCATCTCACGATAGCGGGTGATGAGTTCTAGTTCATTACGAACAGAACCTTCTAAGTCAACATATGTGCCGTAATAAGCATTTTGTGTGATGGTAACTGCACCATCATCCATTGCTTCGGTTGGAAGAGCAAAAGAAGACTCCTCAGGTTTTTGCACCTGAACGATGTCTTTTTTGCCGAGAGTAAATCCGAAAAGTTTTATTGCCATTGTAGTTTCATCCTAAAAAATAAAAAGAATAGGGGACCATGCCCCTATTCTTACACCACAGCGTCTTCTACTGATTCCCACCACTGGTAGGAAAGAGTTACAGTAAATTCCTCAATAGCGTCATTTGAACCCCAATCAACTTCAATTGGAGCCAAGTCTGTTGGAAATAATCCAATAAACTTATACTTTTTCAGAACATCACCAGCTTTACCGTACTGACGAACTTCTCCGTCAACGGTATAACCTAGTGGCGACTGAGCGGCCGGTGTACGAACGTTCAACGAGTGACTGTTGATGCCGTTCATCCAACGTTCAAATGCATTACGAACAATGAAATCTTCATCATTAATTACATTGATTGTCCAGTCTGCAAATGTTCTATTACCAACAAACTTTAATTCACGGCCAAAGTAGTTAACAGGAACGACACCAACTGTCGAACCCGGCAACTGAGCACTTCTACACATGAATGTTAGTTTCTGCTGTGCTGTTCCTGGTAATGAGAAAGCAGGAAACGGAAGCGTCACCTCAAATAGATTTGGGCGAGCACCGTCTCCTGTCATCTGAGAGCGGAACTGATTTACATTAAATGCCATTTGTTATCTCCTATCTCTCTATTTAGAAGCGTCCAACAACTTCGTCAAACGCTACGCCTGTTCTTGTAGCAACGAAGTTAAGTTGAATAAAGTTAATGGAACGAGCAGGCTTAATGTAAATATCACCAACAAATTCGTTGCGATCAATAACTTCTGGAGTATTATTTGTAGTATCACAAACAACACGGAAGTCAAAAATACCACGGCGACCTTGAATGTCACGCAAGAACGGTTCAACAAGATTTACAAATTGCGATCTTGTAAATTCATCATTGAATTCAAACAGCGATGACCGAGCAGCACGTGCGATTGCTTTCTCAAGAACGATAAACAGTCGGCGAACATTAATACGATCAAAAGCCGATGGTTTTCTTGTAGCAGTTTTGTCGCCGTATAGAATTGTACCTTCGCCTGGAAAAGTAACAACAGGATTAACACCAGCTTTATAAATTGTATCTCTTTGTG